AATTATAGCACCTTGTGGTAAAATTAACTATGACAATTAAGACACAGCTAGAGCAAAATGGATACTTAGACAAGATTATAAATGGGATACCGTTTGTAATAAAATCTGCAGATCTGCCAGAGATTACCTGGGATGAAGTCCTGGATGTCCTGAACTCGGATATCCTAAATGATTTAATTACTGAAAAGAAGTGGCTAAATGAATATGGCTTTAGGATGATTGGTGTGGACAGGTTGCCATCTTCAATTGACGTAATAGAAGAGCTGGAGACCATGTTTGAGCCAGCGTCTAGGCATATAGAGAATCCTAGGGATGGTCATGAGCTATACATCAGCCTTACGACTCAGGAGAGAGCGTTCGGTGGCAGACTACACGAAGACATAGAGAATGTATTATTCTGGGGCTTGCGTGGCATCAGTAACTGGACTATCTATGACCAGGATGAGCAAGAAATATTGTCTGAGGACATTTGTCCTGGAGATCTTATATTTTGTCCAATCGGAACTAAGCATCGTGTCATTGCCAAGAAGCCACGTGCTGGAATATCTTTTGGTTTTGGTAATGTAAAAGAGCAGTTTTAAGACGTGCTCAGGTCTGCATAACTTCTATCGGATTACTCTACAGCAATCACCTTTGGTTTCTTTTCCTCTGGTACAATTCGTACTAGAGTGATTGACAAGATACCGTCACGAGTCTCAGCCTTCAGAACCTCTGTGTGTGCTGGCAGCTTGAACGAACGTACGAACTTGCGATTTGCGATACCCTTGTGCAGATACTTCTGTCCCTCTGGAAGATCAATGCTGGTAGTATCATTCTTAATTGTTAGAACACCATTGTGTACAGTTACATCTAGGTGATTCTTGTTTAGACCAGCAACTGCGAATTCCAAAATCCATTCATCTGCGTCAACTTGGACTACGTTGTATGGTGGGTATGTTGCTGTGGTGGTGCTTGCGAATACCTTCTCAAATTCCTGAGCAAGGTCTCCAAATGGGAAGAGCAAGTCTCTTCCAGTGTGTGGTGTACGTGTGTATACCATACTATCATCTCCTTATATTAAGCGAGTTGTGTGCCCCCAATTGGCAGGCATATATATTATAGCAGATGGTATAATATAAGTCAAGCAGAAAGTTTTAAATGGCAAACATACTTATAGTAAGCTCCAACCTAAAGAAGTGGGTAAAGAACAGTGGTGGCGTAGAGAGAACAGCTACGCTAGCAGAAGCGTTCCCAAATGACAACGTAACGTTCCTAACCTTCTCCTGGGATAGTCAGCAAGAGACTAATTATATAGCTCCTAATCTTACACAGATCGTAGAGCCAACTGAGTCAATGGCTTTTAAGAAGCGATCATTCTTCATTCGCAAACAGGCAAAGAACAACTATGACATTGCGTTCGATCTATGTGAGCCATACCTTAAGCACTTCAAGCGCAAGGTGTCCGAGCTAGCCAAGACCGCTGACCTACTAATCCTTGACCACTATGCTACTGCTCCACTCATCCAGCATGTCGAGGGCATTCCAGTGCTATACAATTCTCACAATGCAGAGATTGTTATGGCTAATCAGATGTACCCAGATGACGAGCTTGCAGTAGAGACTGTAAAGAAGATGGAGGGTATGGCTATAGCTAAGGCTAGTGCCATCACTTACTGCTCCCAAGAAGACCTAGATGCTATGAAAGAGTACTACGATCTTTCTGGCAAGGAACTGCTATATGTTCCTAACGGCTCAGAGGAGCGTCCTGAGATTAATCCACAGGTTAGACGAGCATCTAAAGACATAATCTTTGTTGGCTCTGGTCATCCACCAAACAGCGTAGCTTGCAAGAATGTAGTAGACGTTGCTAGGATAGCTCCTGGATATAACTTCATTCTTTGTGGCGATGCTTCTAACTCTGTTAAGACAATTCCAGATCTTCCAAGCAATGTAATTCCACTGGGAAGAGTGTCTGACGAAAAGCTAGATGATTTATTTAGTAATTCATTTGCGTTTATCAACCTAATGGAGTCTGGTGCAGGAACACACTTGAAGATGATGAAGGCACTTAGCTATGGAATTCCAATTATTACATCTTCTATCGGTGCCAGGGGGTTCTCTGACCAAGAAGTAGAGGACACTATGCTTATCGCTAACAATTCTGACGAGGCTCTAGAACGGATTGTATATTTAGGGGGTACTGATGTATACCCCCAATTTGCAAATAAGGGATTTGAGCTATCTAAGAACTTTTCGTGGACTACGATTAAGAAAAACTATGCAGCATTTGTTAAAGAAATGCTTAATGAAGTAGAGTTAAAGGAAGTGGCAATGCCAGTAGAGCAGCAAAAGAAAAAGGTTTTGATCTATTCAATCATCAGAAACAATGCAAAGAAGATCACTCAGTACAACAATCAGGTCAAGGCTGTTGTCAAGGCACTGCCACAGTTTGATTTCTATCTATCTATTTACGAAAATGATTCTGACGATGGAACCAAGGAAAGACTAATGTCTCACAACTGGTCATTCTTTAAGGGTGTCTCTATTGTCTCAGAAGATATTGGAACTAGGTTGTTTGGATCTACCAAGGATGAAGAGCGTGTACATAATCTAGCCATAGCTAGAAACAAGGGTATCACTGGTGGTGGCTTCATAGATATGGTGGATTACGTATTGATGGTAGAAGGTGACAACGTCTATACCGCCGAAGATGTGGTTAAGCTGTTTGAGTTTGAGAAGGAAGTCCCAGACTTTGATGTCGTATCTGCTGTGTCGCTTCGTTCTAATAATACCCACTACGACTGGTGGGCAACCAGGAAGTCTGCTATATTCAATCCAGATAACTCTGAGCTAGATCGAGACTGGAAGAGGAAGAGCTACGGAGAATATTACTCTACATCTAATGGTCTATGCCTATACCGTGCAAAGCCATTCCAGGAGGGCGTAAGACACCATTGGATTAACGCTGAGACCAAAGAGTCTGACTGCGAGATGGTTGTCCTGTGCCAGAACCTTAGAGCTGCTGGATACAACAATATCTATATATCTTATAAGTCATTCTCAAGACACTAAAAAAGCGGACCCAAAACTGAGTCCGCCTCTCTAGGTTTCTATCTACTGCTTTGCAGCTGGCTTAGATCCTCCGCCACCAGACTTCGTAGTCTTTGGCTTGGTTGCCTTCTGTGCATCAGCGTATTGCTTCTGCAGCTTCTCGATAGTTGCACGGTTCTTCTCGACCCACTCCTTGGTAAGAACTGGCTCACCAGGAGTAAGCAATGCTGCCTGTACCTCGCTAGCCTTTGGAAGTCTACCAAAAGCGGCATCGTTCGGATTAACGTAGCGAATTGCTACAGGCAATAGAGCAGCTACTAGTGAGTAGACAAGGTCCTCAAGAGGTACGCCTGCCATGTATAGAGCTACTGCAGCACCTAGGACTGAACGTCCGTAAGATGCAAGAAGTGCCTTTAGTTGTGCATTCATTTTTTTCTCCTATTTATTAGTCGTTATGACTATTTGTTTCATCTGGCAAGAGTTCTAGAAGCTCAGTAATTGATTGCTCAATCAACTGCTGGTCTTTTGCCTTAGCTGCATTACGCAACTTGGTTAGACTAGACTGGAACTTTTCGATATATCCAAAAGCCAGGTCTCTAGACTCCGACAGAAATTTGATAAAGCCTTCACGGTCTGCAGACTTAGCTGATCCGCTCATGTCTGCTATTCGTTTAGCTTCGTCTATTAAGTTATTCTTATCTATTAGCAATTGCAGAATTTCAGCAGTTAGTTTTTTGTTAAGCATTCTAACTCTTATGTTATCAATTGCAACATAAACAAAGAGCAGAGATGCAACTGCATAGACTGCTATTTCTATCCAATTCATGCAGATACCCTCTCTGTGTGCGTTACCCAGAAGTATTTACATCCTTCACAGCAAGGCTCGTTATACTCGCTGATAGTGGCAACCTCAAAAGCAAAATAAGCGATTGGATCTTTATGGAAGAGGTTTGCTTGGTGAGTCGTTGTGATACGTCTCATAGTCTCGTTATTTGAATACCAAGACGGCATAGATGTACCCCAAGACCCACCAGCAATCTCTTTGAGAACTGCGATGTTGGCTTCGTTCTTGTCAGTCTTAATCCCTCGCTGCTTCGCTTCACGTACCATAGATAGCGTGTAACGGTATAGCACCGACTCGTGTCCTCTCCACATCTTTACTGCAGGATGATTTCTCCATCCACCAGTAGGCGACAGATTAGATAGGACCTTTAGAATTTGATAGCACTCCAAGATCTGTTTGTTAAGACGCTTAGAGTCCAGCATGTTTGCAGCTGTATCAAAGTCCTTAGACGGCAAGAATGTTTGCATCAGTATGTCTCTTTTCCACCTTCACGCACCAACAAAACAATTGCACCATTGTCTTCCAATGCTTTTTTTACCTTTACCATATATTCTACAGCACGACGCTTGTCTTCGTCAAGTAGTTGCATGAATTGTTTTTCACTAGCTTTGACTGTGAGGAACGTATCGTTATCGATGATCTGAAGTCCAAAGTTCTTTGGTCCAGTACCATCAAGTGATCGAAACGCCACTCTCATTGCATCAGTATACATGTTATTCCTTATCTGTTGTCAGATATTTCCAGGTCTCAGACCAGTCAGCCTTGGACCTGTGCCTTCCAAATTCACGAGATATCTTCCCATTATCTAGATAGACACCTCCCCAGACTCCATAAGCCTTCTGAGAGACACCAACTGCAAAACACTGTCTTGCAACTGGACACTCAGAACATAGCTTATCTATGGCTGGTCTAAGTGCAAGGTCTTCCTCATATTTGTCGAAGAATAGCTCTACGTCAAAATTTTGACAAGCAGCTTTCTCGATCCATTTGCGAGATTGCATTTGCTACCTCACAAACTTATTTGGAATCTCCCAACCATCGGTGGACAGCGCAAATTTCTTTTGCATGTACCACTTACCGTTGATAAAAACACCATCCTGCTTTGACCAAGCAGTAGGGTTAACCTTGCGTTCTACAACATCCCAGCCATCCCAGTCCAAAGAACTGTTAGAGTCTACGATGTTTGTCATTTTTTCAAGTGAGTTAATCATCATATTGATCACCTGTTAAATTACCTTTTTAGTTATGGTTAAAATAAGATTCTGCTATTCCGCAAAATCAATGTGCCTACTATATGTAGTAGGAACTCTAGTATCGATAGACTCCGACTTCGATGTCTTTCGATTCCGCCAACTCGACAAGGTCAGAGTATGGCTCCTTTGGCTTACTTAGATATATAAAGTAATCCACTGTGTGAATGTTCTCTCTAATCCAGCTAGGTGGAACCTTGATTAGTTTAATCTTGATACCACGTGCCTTCAGGCTTCGCTCTGAGATGTTTGTAAACTCCATAGCCATAGAGTTAATCGCAGATGGACCAGCAGAGAAAATCAAAAACTCTTTATCTTCTTCTGGAAGCATTGTCATTGCTGTGCCAATGGCTCTCAGAAAGATGCTGTAGTCTGAGAACGCCTTAGTTCCCTGAATTGCTACTATCATTAGACAATCCTTCCGTTAGTTTCTCGACAATAAAAATCATCTTATCTAATTCTACCTTATCTAGGGTCATCATGTCAACTACTCTTGTTGTAGATTCATTGATAGATGAAAAGTCGCCATCCACCACGTCGCTAACAAAGACAGTATTATCTTTAATCCAGTATGCCTGGTTGTCCATTGTAAGGAATCGCAATGAATGTGCTTGCATGTATTTGGTAGCCTGAGTTATTAGAGGCTTCCCTACAGAAACCATAGCCATAATGGCAAAGGCAGGCTTAAGCATCTGATAAGTCCTGCTCTGGCTAGAAACTAGGTTAAGCTTCTTAGGAACAGGAATACTCTTAGCTCGAAATGATACCACAAGGATAACAGAAGCTATCCCAATGGCAATGCCAATGATGTATTCCATAATACTATTATACTTGCTACTTAGCAGACTTTGCACGAGCTTTTGCTAGTGCTGCGAAATCTTTTACCTTGGTGTCTCCCAAGTACCCCCAGGCATAGCCCTTCTCGATCATCTCTGTGTTTACCGAGTTGCCTTCACCGTCAAGGTATAGCCATCCTAGGATGCGACCATACTTCTCAGATGAGTCCATCTTCTCAGTCTTAATAACAATATTCTTAGCAGCCTTAATACGCTCTGCAAGGTACTTCTTAGACTCTAGTCCAAGAGCCTTCTCTGCCTTGTCAGTGGTGCGTGACTCTGGGGTATCGATACCAGCCAGACGAACACGTGACATAAACAAGATGTCAAATCCTAGGTCAATAACAACGTCGATGGTATCTCCATCTACTACGTTGGTTACTTCCTTAACAAAATACTCGTACATTAGTTCTCGCTTCCTACAAGTCTATTTTCAATCAATCGATCACGTTCATCAACTACCTTGAATGCAAAGTTCTTCATCTTTTCATCCGCAATAGGATCGTTAGTAATCTTGTTATAGTGGTGAGAGCAAAAGTATAACCCACCAGAAACTCCCTCTACGTATACATATGCCTGAGCACTGCATCCTGGACCATCACATCTATCTTGTGCAGTCAGAGTCCACTCTTCTACTTTTGCTTCTACCACTACTTGTCCGTTCTATAGAATCCACTACCCTTGAAAACAGGGTTACCCATAGAGTATACCTTATTCATCTTATTTCCACAAGACTCACACATATGTGTTGGCTCTGGATCTTTTATGCTTCTTGATTCTGTTAATGTTTTGTCGCATTCACGACAGACATACTCATAGGTTGCCATTATGTTAGCCTAGTGCCTTCCAAGTTAGGTTTCCCACAACGCCGTCTGGCTTTGTGATTTCTTTTCTAGTCTTTTGAAACTTAATTACTGCATTCTTAGTGAGGGCATCAAACTTTCCAGTTACAGTTACCCCAAGCTTTTCCTGCAGATACTTCACAGCATCTCCAGTAGAGCCAATCTTAAGTTCGCCAACAAGCTTTGGCTTTGCAGTCTTAGCAGCTACAGCAGGCTTTACCACAGGCTTTACAGCAGGCTTAGGAGCCACTGGAGCATCTACCTTGATAATCTCAGCTGGGGCATTCTCTGGAGTCGCCTCGTTTGCAAATGCCTTTGCCTTCTCTGCAGCCATAAGAGCCTTAACAAAGCCAACAGGCTCTACGAATCCCTTGCCGTCAGCAGACCAACCGTGCTGCTTGCCCTTCCAGATCTCCCAGTGCAGGTGTACGCCAGTTGACATGCCAGATGTTCCCATCTTACCAAGAACAGTTCCAGCTGCTACCTTCTGACCAACCTTAACCTGAATAGATCCAGGGACCATGTGAGCATATAGAGAGGTATAGAACTCTCCATCAATCTTGTGCTGAATTACTACATAGTGACCAAAGCCACCGCCAGGTGCTGTAGAAGCCTGAGCCTTTAGGACCTTACCTTCGGCAAACGCCTCGATGTACCAAGGACCCTTGCCAATACCACAGATGTCTGTTCCATTGTGGTGCTTCTTTTCCTTTTTAACTGGGTGGATTCTCCAACCCATCTTGCTGGTGATGTTCCAAGTTTTACCCATGGCACCATCAATAGGATATTGATATTTCGACATATTTTTCTCCATTCTGTCAAAACAATTATACCATGTTGGCTCTCCCCCAAGGACTCGAACCTCGATAGCCAGGACCAAAACCTGGAGTCTTGCCAATTAGACGAAGGGAGAATGTTGGCAGTCCGTACGGGTTTCGAACCCGTGATCTTCTGCGTGAAAGGCAGACGAGATAACCACTACTCCAACGGACCTTGCGAGCCTCAAGTCAGGATTGAACTGACGACCTACGCATTACAAGTGCGTTGCTCTACCACTGAGCTATTGAGGCAATGCCCCTGCTTTATCTTATACCCGAAGAGTGGTGCAGGGAAACCATTAGCGACTCCGATGGGACTTGAACCCACGACCCCCACCGTGACAGGGTGGTGCTCTAACCAACTGAGCTACGAAGCCATTTGCCAATCGTGGTCACCTTTTGATTAAGGGTTCATTCCCATTGGCTGTGTACCTTAGTTCTCGCTTCTCACGGAGTTCATGAGCCTGAACACCCTCACCCCATGGCTGGAACACGGTTAGTTTCGGATACACCTATCTCCACACAAGTTGTTCAGACCTGTGCTTTGAGCGGACAGAGGAAGAGTCGAACTTCCATCTTGGCTGATCAAGCCGTGTTGCCAATTACACCACCTGTCCTGGTGTGAGCCAAAGTTAGCGACCTCCGCTCACTGACTGGTAATTTCGCTACCAATAAAACGTCTCTACAAAGGTTCATAGAGCCAACGCTAAAACTTTCAGAATCCCAGTCTATTAGGATCTCGGTATGCTTAGTCAAACCGAATATACGTTTACGAAGGTATATCAGCCTCCTAGGGGTGCGACCCCCATTGCTCCCCTCCCTGGATTCGAACCAGGAACCTTAGAGTTAACAGCTCTCTGCTCTGCCGTTGAGCTAAAGGGGAAGGTTATTTAATTATATCAGACTGGTGATTATTTTACCAGCCCAGAAACATTATTTTTTATTTCCTTGAATTTAGTATAAAACTCTTTCAAAGAAATGTCAAATGTTTTTTCAAAAGAATTTTCAAAACTAATTCCATTGCCGTAGTCAGCAAAGACCTGAACCACTGCATCAAAGCCCTTGGATGCTACTAGGTATTCTACTGCTACTCTACCAATATTGTATGGATATTTAGAGTAAGAGTCGTATTCTGCAAGCATGCCAGTAGTCTCTGGACCACGATCTATAGAGCTACGAATAGAGCTATACTTCTTGTTGTTCGCATTTGCATACGACATGTACCCGAAATAATCTGCAGAACCTTCTACAAACCAGACTGGCAATGCCCTATGTACACGACCATCATACTTGCCAAGGTAGGACTGAACACTATGAAAGTTTTCATGTGGCAAGACAGACTCTGAAAAGATAGAGTGGCTAGCACCATTGAGAATAACTATGCCAGTATTATCTAGCATGTTACATCCAATTACCCCTGGACTTGAGTAGCAAAGTATTCCATTGTTAAGGTTATAGCTAGTGTGGTTAGCGTCCATCAAAGCCCTTGTAGACTGCTCTGTACTAGAGAAGAATAGCTTTGCATTTGGATTTATAGCCTCTACGCTATTTGCCGAATACAGGTATGACTTCAAGAAGCGTCTGTCGCTTATGTCGGTGTAGTACTCTGCCTGTGTTGGTGCCTTATGGCTGGATACCCACTTTGTAAAATTAGCCTGAGAAGCATTTGACATAGCCACTAGATTAAAGTTGGTTGACCATTGTACAAACTTTTGTACAGTCCAAACCTTCTTGTTCTTTATCTTTGTGCAAACAAGGTCTTCGTACACAGCACTGACACTTGAGCATTTAGCTGATGCCTTTGGAGCAGCAGCCTGTGCTGGTGTAGCGAAAGATAGTGCTAACGCAGATGATAGCGCAACCGCTATAATCTTGTTCATACTAGAATTTTAATTACTGGGGCACACGGATCTCCGCCGTCTTCCCATTCTTTTTCTTCTTCTTCAGTCATGTATGGGTCTCCATCGTGCGTATAGCAGAATGGTTCGGTGACCCAACCTTTGTCAATGCCGTGCTGAAGCCACTCGTGGACCTCGTCGTGCTGTTGTTCATTCATAAGAAAACCCTCTCTAGGTGATATATCTATCATATACCAACCAGAGAGGGTTGTCAAGGGGTTACTAGGGAAAATTAGTTTCCGTCGTTCTTGTCTACCTTAGCAAAAGCAGAATTGATTTCGTCAAGTGTTAGCTTGCCGTCATCGAGGAATGCACGTGCTAGTCTTTCGATTACAGTAGCAACGCCAAGAATACCTGCCATGAAAACAGCTGACAGTAGGTCAATTCCTACAACAGCACCAGCACCGAGGACGCTAAGTCCCGAAGCTGCAAACACAGCAAGAATTCTCCATAGAACGTTCTTAAGGGTGGTCCAGCCACCAGTTACGCCTAGATTTTCTTCCATACTATTCATCTCCTTCCTTTGGGTTTCTTAGTGGGTACGTAAGTGCCCATACTCCAAGTGTTCCCATAATGCAATAACCTACAATAGTTTTTGCTGATCCTTCTAGTACTACCCAGGCTACGAACATACCGAGGAGTGTCCATGACTGGTCTAGCATATCTTTAAGGAATTTTTTCATTAGTTTATCCTCCTAGATGTTCCGCCACCCGAAGATGTTGCGGATGCTGCTGCTGACGTTGCTGCAGATGTTGCAGCACTTACAGCACCAATTGCTGCCTGAGCAGCGATAACGGATGCAATAACAGTCTTCTCAGCCTGTTCACGGACTTGAGGAGCCATGTCTGCACCAACGTTACCAATATTATTAAACGCCTCTAGAGCTGCACCTGCTACATCACCAATAAGTGGGATTGCTGCAAGCTCAGACGGTAGCTCAACGTCGTCTGCCTCTGCAGCTACTGCCAGTGCCTCAAGAGCTTGCTGGTATTCTGGAGAACCCTGCTCTGCAGTCTCAAATGTTTCTAGGGCTGCTTCAACAAGCTGCTCTACCTGAGCTTCTGTAAGATTCTCTGGCTCAACATTTAACAATTCAGAAACAATAGCTTCTGGCTCCTCTGGTAGAATAGTCTCAGGTTCTGTAGGAGGTTCTGGTGAAGGCAAAGGTTCTGGTGTTTCTGAGATTTCTGGCGTGGGTTCCACTGTTGGTTCTGGCTCAGGCTCTAATGTTGGCTCTGGTGTGGGCTGTGGCTCAGCCGTTTCTGAAGGCGTAGGCTCTGGGGTTGGCTCAGGAGTTGGTTCGGGTTCTGGAATAACAACTGGTGGCTCTACAGGAAGAGGGATAGGCTGTGGCTGTGGAACAGGTTCGACTACAGGAGGCTCCACAACTGGAGGAACAACTGGTATCACTGGCTCTGGTGTAGGGGCTATTACGACAATCTGATCTACTGGGGTAGACAGTCTTAGAACCTTTACGACACCACCACAAGGGTCTCCAAACAATCCGTTATCAGCAGAAAACGTGGCAGTAGTTCTACCATTAATAATCTCATTAACGATCTCTGAAACTGTAGCTCCACAGCTTGGATCTGTAGGAGAGCCGTACCAGGCAGTAGGCACTCCAAACTTGTATCCTTCTGGTGCACTAATGGTTACGGTTTCGCCCTCCCAGAACTGTACTTGCCACCAGGGCGGTGCAACTGTAACTAGAGAAACAATGTTTGATTGTCCTGAGTACAATGCAAGTGTATCGTTATCAGATCTAATAGCAAACTGGAATGTACTTCCCTGTGGTGCTGTAGAGTATAGGGTTGAGAATGGTATTGTTATTGAAGTTGTTGTGCTTGCAATACCCCAGCCATTTTCAGCAAAGTTTGTCGTAGACCAGCTGACGGCATAACGCTCTGGTGTTACGCCAGATAGGTTTGGAACTGGTGCTGTCCAAGAAAGCTCTACGCCATCTTCGGTGGTGTTCAGGGTTAGATTAGTTGGGGCTGCAAGTCTTGGTGTCAAGTCTTCGACTAGCTGTGTAAGCCTAACAACCTCGTCAATCGCTGCATCTAGTCTTGTCGTAGCTGCGGTTTGTGCTGCTATCGCAGAGTCAAGTGCAGCTTGGGCACTTTGTAGATCTTGATAAGCGGCGTTCTTTGCCTGAGTCTCTGCTTCCCCATAGGTGTAGGTATTTGGAGTAGACTGTGTCATTGTAGCAGTAACACGAACATTGTCGATAACTGGACCAAAGGCACCTGCCCAGTAGCCTGAGTCTTGCATTCTAAAGCCAACGTCCCACCTGACAGCATCGTCAGATAGGGTGTATGTTGCACCTCTGGTAATCCAGTCGTGCCATTGTGACCACTCAATGTTGTAGTAGTTTAGTCTTGTGCCAGCTGCGTTGTATGTGCGGAATTCAATGCGATAGTAGTCTGGATTGTTTATGCGATTACCCTCGTTGGTATCGTAGTTCCAAACGTCTACAGCAAAGGTTACCTGTCTTGTTGGACTTGGAAATGTTCCTTGCTGACTAATGTATATACCAGCAGTATACGAACCCTTAAGTGTACCATTATAGATCAGTGGTGAGGCACCTGTCCCATATACCGTGGAACTTGCCACAACATTAGACCAGTTAGCAGTGCTGTCGAATGTTCCGTTTTGAACAACATTCTGAACAGCAGTAGACGATGTTCCAGGTACGACAACTTCCGTTGCCTGATATGCTGCTAGAGCCTGGCTATAAGATGCCTGAGCTTCGTCCCTTACAACTGTTGCAGAAGATACGCTATCGTTAGCTAGGTTGAGCGATGCTGATGCGCTAGAAAGCTCTTCTTGTGCTAAAACTAGGGCAGCCTGTGCCTCTTCTAACGTCATTTGGGTAGCCTGAGATGGCGTAGCAAGGAACAAGCTTCCGAATGCTAGGAAAATTGCTGTTAAAAATCTTGGGGTCTTTTTAATTTTGGGGTCTCCTTGTTAGACATTAAGACTAACAAGATAATTATAGCATTCTTTAGATAAAAAGAAAGGGCAGCCGAAGCTGCCCAATCCTGTTAAAATAGCTAGTTACCCTTGCCACAAGGGCAATTACCGCCACACTTGCAGTTGTCCATGGTTCCTCCTTAGAAATCCCAGTCATCGTCAGTGGTAGATTCGTGCTTACCAATTACGTAAGACGAACCTGAGCCAGAGAAGAAGTCGTGGTTCTCATCTGAATTAGGGGACAACGAACTTAGGATAGCTGGATTTACATCACAGACATCCTTTGGAAATAGTGCGTCAAACCCTAGGTTCATCAGAGCCTTGTTTGCATTGTAGTGCAAGAACTTCTTTACATCTGCTGTCAGACCGATCTCGTCATAAAGATCAGCTGTGTACTTAATCTCATTCTCATATAGTTCCATGAGTAGGTCATAGGTGTAGGCTGTTAGCTCTGCCTGTCTTTCAGGAGTCTGCTCGTTGAAAGCAAGCTGGAACTTGTAACCAATGTAGTAACCATGTACCGCTTCATCTCTAATAATAAGACGAATAAGGTCAGCAGTGTTTGTAAGCTTGGCACGTGAAGACCAGTACATAGGTAGATAGAATCCACTGTAGAACAGGAATGACTCTAGCAAAGTAGAGGCAATCTTTCTCTTTAGTGGGTCATCTCCACGATACCTGTCAAGGATAATCTGTGCCTTCTTCTGTAGGTATGGGTTATCCTCAGACCAACGGAATGCATCCTCAATCTCTTGTGTAGAGATAAGTGTAGAGAACACGCTTGAGTATGACTTAGCGTGAACTGATTCCATGAAGGCAATGTTTGTAATGACTGCCTCTTCGTGCTGTGTACGAGCATCTGGTAGGATACTCATAGAGCCTACAGTTCCCTGAATAGTATCTAGCATAGTCAGACCTGTGAAGGCTCTAACCGTTAGCAACTTTTCATAGTCACGTAGTGTTGACCAAGACTGGATGTCGTTGGAGATTGGAACCTTCTCTGGCAACCAGAAGTTAGCAGTTAGTCTATTCCACACCTCCAGGTCAACCTGGTCTTCGATCTTGTTCCAGTTAACTGGTCTTGTTATAGCTGACATGATACGCATCCTTCCATCTCTGTTCCTTCTAGTGCATTCTGTCTAATGCGGATATAATAAATTGTCTTAATACCCTTTTTCCATGCGTAGATCTGTGCACGGTTTACGTCACGAGTAGTAGCAGTGTCCTTAAAGAACAGGGTCAGAGACATGCCCTGGTCGATGTGCTGCTGGGCAGCTGCATAGACATCGATAATCTTCTCTGGACCAATCTCATAGGCATCCTGGAAGTACTCACGGTTATCGTTAGTCAGGTATGGTGCTGGATAGTAAACACGACCCATCTTTCCTTCCTT